GTTTTAAGATTTTTATCAGAGAATATAGCACCAATAGCAGTACCTGCTACATTATATAATGGATTAGCACCTTGTGAACTACTTGTCATTGTTGAATTTTGACCTAAGCTAATACCAGCACCTGATGGAGCTGTTAAGCTACCAATCTTATTATTAATATAGTTTTGTGCGTAACCTTGCCCATAGTTTTGTAAAGCAATATTTTGATATCCTGTAGGACCTACACCAGTAGATGCAAAGTTTCTATTTAAAGCTTCTAATCCCATATCAAATCCAAATTTATAACCAGGTTCATTTTTAACATTAGCTAAAGTTGCAGAGTCTCCTGATACATATTTGTAAAGAAGATCCTCATACTTTGCTCGTTTGTCTACACCAAAAAAGTCTACAGCTTGTGAAGTAGATGTTTGAGAGCTACCACCACCACCTTTACCACCACCACCATAGAATGTAAAAGACTCTACTAAAAGAGTTACCCAGTTAAATAAGTTAATCATTGTTGCGTCTCCAAATTATATTCATATACACGATACGTTTCTTTCCAGCCTATCTGTTTTAACGGTTTAGTCCAACCACGACGACCAGTAAATTCAATTTTAGAACAACCCTCTGTTTTACCAAACATAGCCATTGCATCTACAATAGGTTGTTTCCAAGACTCTAAATCTTTACCACCAATAAAATGTCCTACTAATGTTTTAGTTCCAGTACCATACAGTATAATTTCTGTATCAGCAGTAGCTACAATGTCATTATCATCTGTAAATGCAATCCACAATTGATGTTCTTTATTTAATACATTGTTTTGAACTTCTTCAATAGTAGCCCTACTACCAGATAAAGCAGTTGCTCTTTCTAGATAGTGTTTTACTTTAGGAAATATAATGTGTCTATGTTCTTTTGGTACTATAATTACATTCATTATTCTGAGCTTGGATCTAATCTACCATTAATATTAAATTGTACTTTTTCTAAACGAAAAGGATTACTACCTTGATATAGATATTCATAAGCTCTTCGTCTAAACCTACCAAGTTGATATAAACCTGGTTTCTGTGTGTTTAATTGCACTTGTCTATATTGAGACCAGTTAGTATAATCATCTTCTGTATGACGTACGTTAAGTACATCATTAATGGTATCTCCAAAAAGAGTTAAACCTGATACTGTTTTAAATGCATACGTATCAAAATCTAAACGATCTGTTACTACACGCATCCTAATAGGTCCAAAAGGATCTACATAGTTATTAGGACTTAATGTAAATGCTAAACCATTAACAGCATCTAATACAAAAAAGATACCACTGTTAAATGGAAATTGTGTTACAAAAGAACATTCAAAATAGTTTTCACCACCTGCAATATAATCTTTACTTGTAGTCCAATAATGCCATTGATCTTCTGCTAAGTCATATACAAGGGTTACATCTTGATCAGTTAGTACTAAACCATAAAATGTATGACCAGCTATTTTGTATAACCAAGAATATGTACCAGTTAAATTACTAGCATTTAAGAAGTTTTCTACAGCTTTAGTAGATACTTTTCTAGGTTGAAGTCCTTCTAGAATCATAATGTTTCTACCACCTTCAACTACAGTTCCCATCCAAATTAAAGATTGTTCTGGGTTTTGTATTGAATTACCATCAGCACATCCAATTTCCATATGAGCTGATTGGTTAATAGATAAAACAGATCCTTGAGCATTACCTGCATCATAGAAAAAGTCAGCTGTCCACTCTTTAAATGCTATAACATAATTAAGATGTCGAGCAAGTGCCTTACCTTTATCTGCTTCTGATTTAGCTGATGTAAAATTTAAAGGATCCCATTCACCTGGATTTTCATTATCAGATTGAAAGATCTGTCCTTGAGAATCCATTGCAAATACATAACCATCAAGGTATACTAAACCTGGAACAGGGTTTGTTGGAAATGCATTTAGATAAGCCTGAGCTGAAGCACCAACACCTCCACCTGCAAATACAACTGTTAAGGTACCTGCATAGTTAGTGCCTTGGGTAGTTAAAGTAATATTAGTAATAATACCGCCTGAAGCAGTATAAGTCCCTCCAGCACCACTACCACTAACTGATCCTGTAATACTAAATGTACCTGTTGAAGGGTAGCCTGTACCCCCACTTACAAAAGTAACACCAGCTACCATTTTACGAATTTCATAAATAGTACCTGTAGCAGTTAAATACCAACCATTTACTTGATCATGGAACACCATAAAAGGACGAGGACTAGTAGTAGCTAGGGTATTTACCCAACTTACATTTTCTCCACTCATACCTGTAAGTAATTGTGTAGATACACCACTAGTAATACTAAATAGTTTACCACCCGCAGCAGCATATAGGTTATTATTATAAGACCATAAACCCTCCCCTGATGTAGGAAGAGCTGGTGTAATTGTATAGGCAGCCTTACCTGGACGTTTAACAGCTAATGTCCTACCATCAGCCATAGTCTCTTTATAACAGTTAACCATCTTAGCATCTTTGCTAATATCATTAGTACGTTGTTTTATAGGAGATGTTAATGGAATATTAACAATAGGCATTATCTAAAACTCCTGTTATATCCACCCCTTACATCTGGTTGGAAGAATGTTGAGGTCCACTCAATATCCCAATCCATTAATTCATTTTTAAGCATACTTGCTTTTTGTTCATAGTATTGTTTATCATTAAGAGTCTTTTCATAATCTGAAGCAAGATCTGCAACTAGATTCCATTTAAGAGCTAAGAACCACTCTGAAGGAAAGTCAAAGTTTTGGTTGGCTGATGTGATATCTTCAATAGGTGTTTGTACAAATAAATGTACTTCATAGTTTTCAGCTGTAAAAGTATTAGGAGTTAAAAATACACTTAGTTCTCCGTAATCTCTCCAAGCTTTAAAGTATACAGTATTTACGTTACCTTGTGATTGTTTTGAACTTAACATGTTATACTCTTGTTGTGAGATAACAGTCATAGGCATATCTGTATATACACTTAAGAGTGAGTCTACTGTAACAGTACAAGGTGTTGTAAAGGTACCACCAGTCATTGTTAGTACATCGCCTACAGCATAGCCACTACCTCCTGTATTAGCAAGCATTACACTTGTAACAGAAGCACCAGTAAATGTTAAGTTAAATACAGCACCAGATCCAGTACCACCAGTAGTAGCTGCTGGATTAGTTGGTTGTACTGTATAACCCGTACCACCAGACGTTAAAGAAATCTTACCTACTGAGCTTGTGTCATTAGATAGGTTTCTTAAATAAGCTTGAATAAGTCTTAAAGGTTTAGCAGCATTTAAATTATAAGTTCCTGAAGGTCCTATAGTATAAGAAGTTTGATTAGGAACTAAAGGTAATACATACTCTTTAATAGTCCATAGTTTAATACCTTCTGATTGCCATTTCTTTAAAATAAGATTTAAAGTGAAAGAAGCATTCTCTAGGGCATTAGGCCCTGGTGTAGCACCTTCTTCAAGAACTGCTAAACTACGTAGTGCAGCCTCAATAATTTGATCTCTGGTAACTGTAAATGTAGTAGTACCTGAAGTAGCCATGTTATCCCTTAGTTTTACCTAATAGTTTTTGTATTGTCTTAGTTTCGTAGATACGAATTAAAGTCCAAACAATTGTAAATAAAGCAGCAATTGCTGGTAGTAATTGCATCATGGTTCCTACTGCAGTAGCTATTGATGCTGTATCTAATATGTGTTTAGTTGATTCTTGTAAATGTTCCATTATAAATCCTTAGGTTCCCAGCCATAGATAGAGGCTATTTGATATGTTAAGTTATAGAAGTTTTTGTTATGGAGTTCATATCGTTTACCCTGAAGGTATAAAATAAGATGCACCATTTCATGTGCCATTGTTTTCTCTAGGGTCTGTAGTTGACTCATCTTAGCTGAACTAATTGTAATACAATGAGGTTCAGGTTGATACTGACCATACATGGTAGGATCGTCTACTACTAAAAATTCTATCTCTGAAGGTCTTGGTAACTTATACTTGTTAAATGGTGGAAGTCTACATAACATTCTGTAAACTGCTTTACACGATTCAACTGTTATAAGGTTCATTTCTTTTTAATATAAAATAAGCTTCTCTCACCAAATAAGTAGAATCCTACAGCTGATGCAAAGTTATCTACCTCAGGAGTTCCTATACCAGTTACATGCATATATACCCATGTAGAAAGCACAAGAAGGCCTATTAGAGGCCTCATTAATCTAACAATGGCTTCTACCCAAGGGTAAGAAGAATTACCTGCCCCAGCGTCATTCATAACCTTAAAGAACTCTAAGTCTATGCTTTTCATTTGAGCATACTGCTCGATGGTTGCAGGTTTAAATTGATCAGGTGCTACAAACTTATTAATAAGAGACTTACCTAAGTCCATAGCTACTGGTAAGAATGCTGATAATATTGTTATTGGATCCATGTGTTATCCTTGCATTATAGGTATTACTTTTTTAGGTTTACGAAGTTTATCTGGTTTACCATTAACAATCCAGAATAAGTCTTTTCTATCTTCTCTTAAAGGGCCATCAATGTAAATTGGAAAGTATCCTGTTAAGGTGTCAATAATGTTGCAAAGTATAATTACATTATCACTATAGGCATTGTTACAAGAAGCTTCCCAAAGGTCGCCAGTTAAAAACATGCAAGCACCTTTACATAAATGTAATACAGGGCAGTTTGAACATTCTTTTCTATCACTCCAATGAGTTGCAGTTTTAACTTCTACTGCTTCTAAATCAGACACATGCCCAATATGATGCGATATGCCAGCTGGGTTATTAGATACAATACTTACATTTTGACATGTTAAAACATTCCCATGTAAATCTACTGCAATATTATCTTCTCTATCCATTCCACACTTTTGACCAAGAGATTCTATTCTAGATTGATTCTCTAACCCAAGTATAAAACTTCTAGTTTTTTCAGAAAATATACCAAACTTATTAGCTTCGCCGCTTCTAAGTTCCGCTGCCGCTAAATTTCTATATTCAATATCTTTTTCACTATCAAGC